CCGTGAGTACGAGGTTTCTCAGCTAGTACAACTACTACAAACTATGTCTCCTGATACTCCAATGTATCCTGAGTTGGTTAAGTCAGTGGTTGATAATATGAATCTTGCTAATCGTGAGACTCTAATTGCTAAACTATCAGAAGCTAGTCAGCCAGATCCAATGGCTCAAGAAGCAGCACAGATCGACAACGATCAGAAGAAAGCATACATTGCAGTGTTGCAAGGACAAGCTATGGAATCAGAAGCTAGGGTGGCTAAGGTTAATACTGAGACTGAACTACTTCCAATGGAAGCTGAGACTGATCGCTTGAAAGTTCTTACTACTAATATTAATGAAGGTGATGCTGACGAGAAAGAGTTCCTTCAACGCGCTAAAGTTGCTGAGTTAGTATTGAAGGAACGAGAGATTGAAAGTAAAGAAGCAATCGTTAATAAACAGATGCAAGATAACTAAAATAACTCTTGACTTATAATACTTTTTGTGTTATATTCCAAGCACTACCAACGCGCCCTAACACAAGGAAAACGCAATGTCAACAAATACAGATCCAGAACTAGAAAGATATTATGAATCATTGATTGATATATTCCAACTAGAAGGATGGAAGTTTCTACTAGAAGACTTTACACAATCGGAGGAGTCTCTCCGTGATCTAGTCACTTGTAGAACTGAAAAAGAATTACACTACAGACAAGGGCAATTAGACATCATTGGAAAACTATTAAGTTTTGAAGATGGTATCAAAAACTCTTATGAGGATTTCGTAAATGATTCGCGTTTATGATTTCAAATGTAGTGAATGTAGTTACATTGAAGAGAAGTTTTTACACTCCGCTTGTCACTCTGATAGTCGGGAAAGCGTATGCTCTAAATGTAACAGTCTATCTAATCGACAACTAGCTGCACCTATTAGTAAGTTAGATCCCCACTCAGGAGACTTTGCAGGGGCTACAATCAAATGGGCAAAGCAACGCCAAAAACAGATTGAGATAGAACGCAGTACCTCATGAGTCTTCTTATTGAAGTAACCTCATTAAATATAATTCCATAATACTATAAAGTACGGAGCAACAAATGGCAGAATTTTTAGATGGCAACCAAGAACCTCAACTAGCAGATGGTGAAGAATACCAAACCCTAACGGAATCTCTTGAGTCAGATTCTACGGATGTAGAACAAACTGACGATGATGATATACCTGATAAGTACAAAGGGAAGTCTGCTGCCGAGTTAGTCCGAATGCACCAAGAAGCCGAGAAAATGGCAGGTCGTCAGGGTAACGAAGTAGGTGAGTTGAGAAAGCTGGTAGATGATTATATTGTAAATAAGTCAGCCACTAAAGAACCCGTAGAGGAAGAAGTTAGTGATCTGGATTTTTTAGAGAATCCTAATGCTACCTTTGATAAGAAATTAGCAAACCATCCAGCTTTGAAAGCAGCACATGAAGCTACCAAAAAGCTAGAACGAATGGAATCCCGTGACAGGATCTTTGCAACCCATCCAGATGCGATGGATATAGTAAATGATACTGGCTTCCAAGAGTGGGTGGGTAAGTCTCAGGCTCGGACTAAAAAGTTACAGAAGGCAGATGCAGAGTTTAACTTTGACGCTGCTGACGATCTGTTTACTACATGGAAAGAACAACAGGAATTAATTGCACAGTCTACTGCTGCTGCCGAAGGAGATCGTAAGCGTTCTCTTAAGAGTGGTAGTAATGGTTCAGCAAGAGGTTCTGGTGAGACTACTAAGAAGTTCCTTAAACGGACAGAATTACTACATATGATGCAGTACGAACCAGAACGCTACCTCGCTAACAATGATATTATCATGAAAGCATATGAAGAAGGTAGAGTTCGATAACTTTATACTTTAGGAAATATATATAATGGCTACTTCAGTCTATCCCGCAATGGGCGGTAACACCAACAACACAACTGCTGCTAACTTTATCCCTGAGATTTGGAGTGATGAAATCATCGCTGCTTATAAGAAGGAATTGGTTATTGCAAACCTAGTAAACAAGATGCCAATGACAGGTAAGAAAGGTGATACGATTCATATCCCTAAGCCTACCCGTGGTGTTGCTACTGCTAAGGCTGCAAACACAGCAGTTACAATTCAGAACGAGACTGCTACTAAGCTAACTCTATCTGTAAACAAGCACTTTGAATACTCTCGCATGATCGAAGATATTACCGACATTCAAGCTCAGGCTTCTATGCGTAAGTTCTATACTGGTGATGCTGGTTATGCTTTAGCTAAGAAAGTTGAAGACGATATCTTCTTGTTAGGTCAATCTACTCAAGGTGGTAACGGATCTAACTGGGCTAAGGCTCAAGAGATCGCTGCTGATGGTACTCTATCAGACTACACTGGTGCGGCTCAGGCATTTAATGATGCTGGTTTCCGTAACCTAATTCAATTGTTAGATGATGCTGATGTCCCTATGGACGGACGTTCATTGATCCTTCCACCTTCTGCTCGTAACACAGTTATGGGTATTGAGCGTTATACCTCTTCTGACTTTGTAACTGGCAACACTGTTGTCAATGGCAAGATTGGTAACTTGTATGGTGTAGATGTTTACATCAGTAACAACTGCCCAGTTGATGGTGCGAACAAGATCGGTATGCTCCAGCATAAGGATGCTTTTGTCCTAGTTGAGCAAATGTCTGTTCGTTCACAGACTCAGTACAAGCAAGAGTTCTTGGCTGATCTATTCACCAGTGATACCATCTATGGTACTGGTGTACTACGTGATACTTCAGCAGTCGCTATTGCCCTTCTTGGGTAGATACATAGACTATTAATTTAGTCCTCATAGGGGAACTACTTAGACTTCTAGGGAGTTCCCCTTTCTTTTATTAAAGGAAAGATCATGTCCGAATTTGCAGAAAAGAAAAAATTAAAAGCAGAGATTGCAGCAGCTAAGAAAGCTGGTAAGTCTATGCAGACAGTTGGTAAGTTACAATATAAACTTAATCAGTTAATGAAGACTAAGCAGAAAGGTAAGCCCGTTAAGCGTAAGACTCCATTGACAGGTAGTCCTAGTGCTGGTACTGCTAAGAAGGTAGCTAAGAAGAAAGCTGGCCCTGATATGTACAAGCAAGCCGTTGCTCTTGATAAGCCTAAGAGTAATGTTACTGTCACTCCTTATAAGGCAGCTAAGATTACGGATCTATCAGCTAATAAACGTGCTGGACAAGTTCGTAAAGATGCTTCTCCATCAGGTGCAGCAGCATCACGGAAGTTATATGAAAAGAAACTAGCTGATAAAAAAGCAGCAGCTAAGAAAGCCGCAGATAAGAAAGCCGCAGCTAAGAAAATCGCAGATAAGAAAGAAGCAGATAAGAAAAAACGCAGATTGGAAAGAGAAGATGCTTACTATTCCAAGATTGCCAAGGGTATTGTTTCAACAAGAAAGAAGTAGGAGATAAAGAATGGGAATCTATCGAGGCATAGGTGGTACTGGTGATTCTAACACCGATGCTACAATTACAGAAGTAACAGAGAAAGCTGCTGAGGCAGGTAATTCTGCAACAGCTAGTGCCAACAGTGCCTCGGCAGCTTCTACTTCTGCGTCAGGTGCTAGTACATCAGCTACTAATGCTAGTAATCAGGCAACTAATTCAGCCAACTCAGCTACAGCGAGTGCCAACTCTGCAACATCCTCTGCCAACAGTGCATCGGGTGCTTCTGGAAGTGCGTCTACAGCAACAACTAAAGCATCAGAAGCAGCTACATCAGCTACTAATGCTTCCAACAGTGCAACAGCTAGTGCTAACTCAGCTACTGCATCGGCTAACTCAGCTACTGCATCGGCTAACTCAGCCACAGCAGCAGCTAACTCAGCTACGGCAGCATCAGGTTCAGCATCTACGGCAACCACTAAGGCATCAGAAGCAGCTACATCAGCAACTAACGCTTCCAACTCTGCAACAGCAGCTTCTGGTAGTGCTTCCACAGCTTCTACTCAAGCAGCATTAGCCACAACTAACGGAGCAGCACAGGTTACTCTAGCTACTGAACAGGTAACTCTAGCTACTGCACAGAAAACTATAGCAACAACTAAAGCCTCAGAAGCCAGTACAAGTGCATCCAATGCAGCATCATCCTTAGCTTCATTCACAGGTCAATACGTTTCACAATCATCAGCCCCTAGTTCACCTAGCACTGGTGATTTATGGTTTGATACATCTTCAAGTACAATGAAAGTGTACAATGGATCTGGTTGGGTCAATGCTGGATCATCTGTTAATGGTACTGAAAACTCAGTACAGTACACAGCTACAGCTAACCAGACTAGCTTCAATGCTGTCTATGATGCTGGCTATCTACAAGTTTATCTAAACGGAATACGCCTAGACACAGGAGACTACACAGCAACTAATGGTTCTACAGTCGTACTAGATATAGGTGCAACTGCAAACGATGTAGTATTCATTCATAGCTTTGGTACATTTGCTTTAGCAGATCATTACACTAAAACACAATCAGATGCTCGGTATGCTCAAGAGTCCTATGTAGATACTGAGGTTGCAGCAATGCTACCAAAAGCTGGTGGCGCACTTACTGGTGCTGTAACTACCAACTCAACTATAGATGGTCGTGACGTAGCAGCAGACGGAGTATTAGCGACTAATGCTTTACCTAAGTCTGGTGGCACTATGACAGGTAACATAGCTACCAAAGGTATTACCAGTGTTACTCTAGGTACATCAAACTTCGTTGCAGGTTCTAACGCAGGAGATTCTATTACCTCTGGTGGTAATAATAACACTTTGATTGGTGACAATGCTGGTACAGCAATTACTACGGGTGATAACAATGTTGCTGTTGGTTATAATTCTTTAATTGCTAACACTACAGCATCCTACAACACAGCAGTTGGTAATGAGTCTTTAAAAGCTAACACTACAGGTACGCAAAATACTGCTATGGGTAGTAGTGCTTTGATAGACAATACAACAGGCGGTTACAATACTGGGCTAGGCTACATAGCACTATTTGAAAATACTACAGGTGGTTACAACACTGCTACGGGTAATGGTGCTTTAAGAAATAACACTACAGGTTCAAACAACGTAGCTGTCGGATACCAATCATTACACCAAAACACTACAGCATATCAAAACACAGCAGTTGGTACGACAGCATTAAAGTCTACTACCACAGGACTTGATAATACAGGTGTAGGTTTTTCAGCTATGTTTGCTAACACTACAGGCTATAACAACACAGCCGTTGGTAAGTCTTCTTTAGCAGCTAACACTACAGGTCATTCTAATACAGCTTTAGGTATGAATTCTTTAGATGCTAATACTACAGGCGTAGCCAATGTTGCTGTTGGAATTTATGCTCTAACATCGGCAACTACAGCAGCAGATAATACTGCTATGGGTTATAACGCTTTAGGGGCTACTACTACAGGTGCATCTAATACTGCCGTTGGTGGCTCTGCAATGAATGCTAACACCACAGGTGCTAACAACACTGCTTTTGGTAAGTCTGCTTTATATGCTAACACTACAGCTTCAGAAAATACTGCTGTCGGTGAGCAGTGTTTAGCTGCTAATACCACAGGTACAGGAAATTGTGGCTTAGGTCGGCAAGCGTTAAATAATAACACTACTGCTTCTAATAATACGGG